CCAGCGGGGTCCAGCCCCACTTTTTCCAGCAGGCCGAGCTCGTTGGTTCGTGCCACGTACTCGGCAAACTGCATCACGTCATCGCCGACTCGGTCGATGATGGTCAGGTCGCCAGCGGCCTGGAGATCCAGCAGCCGGGGAGCCTCTGACTTGCGCAACTCCAGCACCGACGAGTGACACCAGGCATGGGCCCAATGCAGCCACCGCCGGGTTTCGCGCTCACGCCCCATGATGGCCAGGCCAAGCAGGTCGTCCAGACCGCCACCATCACCACCGGCCACGATCACCTCGCAGCGATCTATCAGCGATTCCAGCGTGAGCCCCTGGGACGCCTGAGGCTCCCAGAAGGTCGCCCCCACCCAGCTATCCGACATCAGCGCCAGGCCGATCTCGATGTTCAGGAACTTGGCCAGGAATCCACGAACCTCGCCCTCGCCATCCAGTTCGGCCTGCATGAACAGGCGCTCCAGGGTGGGGCGGTCCACCGAATACCCCATGTTGGGGTTCACGATGTGGAAGTTTTCCGGCTTCCGTGCCTCGCCGCTTTTGATCATCTCCGGTGGGAACTCGTAGATAATCGGGAGGAAGCGGTTGTCCTCGATGCGGCCATCGCGCACGCCGCGGGCATAGGTCAGCTTCGACTTGAACACGCCAGCTGGCGGTTCGTTGGACTGTGTCGTCAGCCAGATAATGAAGCCTTCCGGGCGCGACAGCAGACCGCCCGTAGCCTCCCGGATCATGTCCGGCGCCTTGGGGTTCTTGCCGAACAGCCAGGCCTCGTCGATCAGCACGCCGACTGCCTTTTTCCCGCCGACCACATCGCTGTCAGCGGCGACCACCTTCAGGGTGGCACCGGTCTCGCGATGAGTGATCAGCCGCATGTGCGGCTGGACATGGAGCAGCGCCGACAGCTCTTCGTCGTGCTTCACCATTGCCGCCGCCGGCTTGAAGCTGTTGTCCGCGATCTCCTTGGTCGGCGCCAGAATGATGAACTCAGCCTCAAGCCGCCAATTGCGGATCAGCGCGGTCAGCATGATCGCGGCGGCGATGGTCGACTTCGAGTTCTTCTTCGGGATGCACAGGAAGTATTCGGTGATCAGCCGCTGTCCGGTCTCGCTGTCGTAGCTGCCGAAGATCGCGCCGGCAAAGTCCAGCACCCAAGGGGCGCACGCCGCCTCGATGGTTGGACTGCCCGGCGCGTCAACGATCTTCAGCGCGCGGAAAACATCGAGCCCCTCCTCAGCCTCGACCGGGAAGAGCGGCGGCGGGATGATCGATTCGCCCACACTCAGGCGCTGCCACCATTCGGGGCAGGCAGTTGTCCAGAGCATGGGTTACCTCTTCACGACGCTGAGCGGTGGCTTGCTCTGGCCGAAACGGCCTTTTCCGACCTCCTTCGCTGCTTCCTGCTTCGCTTCCTTCTTCCCCTGCTCACCCTTCTTGCCGTGCACATAGGGCATGGCGGTCTGGGCGGCGTTGCGCCGATCAAAGACCTTGGCGCGCGGCTCATTCATCAGGGCCAGCAACCACTCCAGGGGATCTTCCGTGTTCGGCAGGCAGGTGAGGAACTCGCCATCGGACTCGCCCATCTCGGGCAAATCGATGTCGTCGCGGGGGGGCTTCGAAGACTTCGCCAAGCGAGCCTTGCCGTTAACATTCAGCTCCGCTTTGCGCGCCTCGATCGCCGCGATGATCTTCGGATCTTTGCACCAGCGAGAACCTGATGCGGCAGCGCTCGAGCCCGTGCAGCCAGCGGCCTCCGCCGCTTCTTTGTTGGACGCACCCCGGGCCTTTGCGTCAACAAACTGTCGCTGTTTGTCTGTTAACGCCATTAACAAAAACCTTAAGGGGGGAATAAAAAGTGCGGATGGGACAGGAGGCGGTCTAGCTATCCACGAATCCCTATCATTTGATCCCCCCCTACCCCTGACTGCACCAGCGTGGTGCGTCAGGTCACCCGGGGAGGTTCGGCGCCGTTCAGCGCCCGGCGGCCGCATCTGGCGAGCACCATGTCCTGACAGGCGTGGATCGCGCGGCAGAACTCGGGTGCCTCGGCCATGTGCTCGACCGGAAGTCTCAGGTAGGCGTTCCAGGTCTGGGCAAGCAGGTCAACCACTGCGGCCTCATCGACAGTTAGCTCAGCCTTCACCGGTGCGACCTCGCCGCCGCTTCTTCACGCTGCTTGTCCGAGTCGTGGCACGTCTTGCAGAGCGACTGCCAGTTCTCCTGATCCCAGAAGAGTTCCTGATCGCCGTGGTGCGCCACGATGTGGTCGACGATGCTCGCCGCAGTGGTCATCCCCTTCCGCGCGCAGTAGACGCAGAGTGGGTGATCCAGCAGGTATCTCTCACGCGCCTGCTGCCATCGGTAGTTGTAACCGCGCTGGCTCGAGGTCTTGCCGGATCGCCAGGAACCAGGCGTCACAACAGCCAGGCGGCCAGCCTGCTCGGCCAGGCGAGGCTTGAGACTCTGGAGCCTGGCCATCAGCTGTCCCGCCGCGGGAGCTTCCAGTCGGCGACACGATCGGCCAGATCGGCGATCTTCTTCACGCCAAGGAACCCAGTGAAGACGCCAGCGGCGGTGGCCATGTTCTGGGGCAGGCCAAGCCACTCCAGAACTGGGATCAGGCCCAGGGTGATCAGCGTGCAGAGCGTGGCTTCGAGCAGCGCCTGACGCCGGGTGCCTCCGCCGTAGATGACGCGAGTTATCGCAACCAGAAAGGACAGGCCGCCTGCGTAAAGCACGGGCGCGTGCTGGCTCAACCACGCGAGCGCAATTGCAAGGAGCTCGGGTTTGTCGGACATCTTCATGGTCTCGATATCCCCTCTGCGGGGCGGAAATGAAAAGGCCCCGCGATATGCAGGGCCAGGAATGAGTGCGTGTCTTTCCCCGCCTGTCCGGCCAAGCCAGCCCCGGAGTAGACGAGGATTAGGAGCTGCTGGGCCTGCCGGTGTTTTCCTGTATCACCGCACCGCCGGCAGACGGTGTTCGGCTCCCCTTGCGGGCCGTGCCGACCACGGGTCCCAATCTCTGGGCAATAAAAAACCCGGCGCGGTGGCCGGGTTTCGTTGCTGGTCTGTGCGGCGCGCACGGATCAGCAGATGTGGGCAATTTCGCTCAAACGCTCACACAAGTCAACCCACCTCCAGCAACCTTTCGCGCTCCAGGATCTCGGTCACGTGCACCATGGCCTGCTCCTCCAGCGCATCCAGTGCCTTCCAGATATCTCGACGCCATCGACTCCGGGTCGAGTCAGGCCGCGCCTCGGTGTCCCACTCGTTGATGTCGTACCACTTATCAGAGAGCACGAGGACATCGGTCGAGCGCTTGCCATCCTTCCCCTTCAGCTTCGGGATGCACCAACTCGATACCGCGTAGGTCAGGAAGACGCGTGGCGCCGGGCTGGAGATCCTGGCTGGCATCCGGCTCACCGCCTGCAGTCGCCGGCCGTTGTGCGTCGAATACCGGGCGTACAGCACATCCCACTCCACCGGAAGCAGCTCTCGGTGCAGCAGCGCATGCAGCATGCAATCGAACTCGAACTGATCCCGGGCTGACAGCAGGGCTCGGAAGCCACCGTCGACCTTGCGATCGATCAGCTTCTGCCAACTCTGCTTTGCTGTGTTGTCGATGGCATCGGCCGCCAGCACGCGGACGATCGCAGGTAGCACATCACGGTAGATCCCGGTCATGCGGCCCCCCTCGGTGGCTCATCGGAGCCGAACAGGTCACGCATCAGCGCTTCCACGCCCTTGCCGCCTTTGATGTTGCCCTGGGCGATCCAGGCTTTGGCGTACTCGGTAAAGCCCTGCTCAGCGCGCGAGCCGTGCCAGTCCGCCACCAGATGCATCAGGCTGCTCAACGCACCGACGCCGGCCAACCGATCCTTGGCGAACTCCTTGGCAGCCGTCTTCAGCAGGGTGCGCTCCAACGGCAACAGGTTCTTCCTGGGGAAGAGCGAAGTAACTTTGGTCATTGGTTCCTCCATCTTTCGAGAACCTAAAAAGCGCTGGCAGCGGCGGCGCTGCTGGCGTGAGTGGGGTTGTCGGTGGGAGCGCGTTCCGCCTCCGTCTCACCGTGAATAGCCTTGAAGCCGAGGGTGTCGAGGTGGTCGTGCCAGAGCTGCAGGGCCAGGGCCTTCCGCTCCCTCGCCTGGGTCTGGATGTAGGCCGCCGCCACGCCGCGCAGCACGTGGTTCAGCAGCATCTCGCCGATGAGGTGATCCACACCCAGCTCGGTCCACGAGGTGCGGGCCAGCTTGCGCAGGTCGTGGCTGCTCCACTCCCCGCCCGAGATGCCCTTGAAGATCGCCGTGGCCTGGCTGGGCGAGAGCGGCTTGCCCCGGGCACCGGGGAACAGGTAGACCGAGTCGACGCCGCGCTGCTGCTGGCGTCCACGGTGGGCACGAAGCAGCGCCTGCACCTGGGGAGTCAGCGGCAGCTGGTGCTCGGTGCGCGTCTTGGTGTCGGTCGCGGGGATCGTCCACAGGCCTTCCTCCAGCCAGAAATCGCGCCAGCGCGCCGAACGCGTCTCGCCCAGGCGCGTGCCATGGCAAAGCATCAGCAACGCTACCAGCGCCTCGCCAGGGGCCTTCCCATAGTGATCGGCAAGGGTGGTGAGCAGCGAGCGGGTGGCATCGGGGCGCAGGCCGGCCGGTTTCGGCGGGATCTTCCCCCGCACGAAGTCGGTGAAGCGCATCGAGCCCATCGGATTGGCGGGGATCAGGTCCAAGCGGTGGGCCTGGCGCATGGCGCCCATCAGGATGCCGTAGGCCTGGCGCACGTAGCCGGCGGAGAACTCCTCCTGCAGGGGCCAGAACAGCAGGCGGTCCAGCAGTGGCTTGGTCACCTCGACCACGGCCACCTCGCGCAGGCGCGGCAACAGGTGGCGCTGGATCATCGACTTCACCGAGGCTTTCCGCTTGGCCGACAGCGAGCGGTTGCGCAATTGCCGATCCAGCTGCCACTCCAGCACCTGGCCCACGGCGGCGAGGCCTTGGGCGTTGCTGGAGGCCTCCGGCTCGGCGACGCGCCGGGCCACCACCTGGGGGAGCGCTTCCAGCATGGCCGAGGCAGTGAGGTCGGGGTAACTGCCAGCCTTGCGCCAGCAGCCACCGACCACCACGTGCCAGGAACCGCGGGCGCGGTCGCCGTGGAACCGGAAGCGCAGGGCCGGGTAACGGTCATCGCGCAGCGTCTTCGCCGAGCCCTTGGCCTGCCGCTGGATCTCCGCTTCGCTGAAGCGGATGTGCACGGTCGCGCTCACCCTTCACCTCCCACCTGCAGGCGGGCCTGAGCGGCGCAGGCCTGGAACACCTCCGGGCTGACGTGCTCACGCAAGGCCGAGACCAGGGCGCGGTCGCAGTTGGCCTTCTGCTGGGCCTTGGCGGCCTTGCGCAGCTTGCCCATGTGCTCCTGCAGGCGCTGGCGGTCGCGGCTCATCCAGCGCAGCGCCGAGGTGGCGCGTCGGTACCACAGCGGATCAGGCGCTTTGCCCTTGGCCCGCCACTGCGCATCGGCTTCGTCCAGTTGGTCACGCACGCTGTTGCAGTCCGCGCTCAGGCGCTCCATCACCGCCTCGCACTCCTCCAGGGTCGCCGGCATCACCAGCGGCTTGTTGCGGTCTTGGCTCATGCTGCTTTCCCCTTGCCGCCGTACTGGCGGCCCTTGAACGGGCGGTTCATCTCGACCTCCTCCTGGGAGGGCTCGCGGTAGCCGAACAGGTTGACGAATCGGCCGTACTGGCCCTGCTGCTGGACGTGGCACATGCCGGGCGCCGCGTTGCGGTTCTTCGGCATGAGGATCTCGGTGATGCCGTTCTGGCCCTCCTCGGTGTCCATGTCGCGGTGAACGATGAGGATGCAGCTGGCGTCGGCCTCGATCTCGCCGGAGTCGCGCAAGTCGCTGGCCTGGGGCCGCTTGGCCTTGCCGGTACGCTTGGTCGATTCCCGGTTGAGCTGGGAGAGCTCGATGACGGGGACGTCCAACTCCTTGGCCAGGCGCAGCAGGGCCTTGCTCACGGCGCCCACCTCGTCCGCGCGCGTGCGCCCCTTCACCTCTACCGGCACCAGGCCCAGGTAGTCCACGACGATGCCGGCCAGGCCGTGCTCACGCTTCGCGCGCCGGGCAATCGAGCGCATGCGCGAGGGAGTGACGGCGGGATCGTCGCAGATGAACAGCGGCGCGTCCTTGGACTGGGTGGCGGCGGCGCCGAGGCGCTGCCAGTCCTCCTCGTCCATGTCCTTGGGCGATTCCAGGCGCTTGAGGTCGATTCCGCCCAGCGAAGCGATCGCGCGGATGCCCAGTTCCTCCTCGGGCATCTCCAGCGAGAACACCAGCCAGGGCTTTTCGCGCTTCACCGCGTTGTGCTGGGCGATCTGCAGGGCCAGGGTGGTCTTACCGCTGCCGGGCAGGCCGGCGATGACGGTGACTTTCTTCGGACGGATGCCGCGCATCAGCTTGTCGAGATCGGCCAGGCCGGTGTCCTGGAACTTCGGCAGACGGTCGTTCAGGCCGTCATCGATCGTATTGCAGGCCTTCAGCACCACCTCGTCCAGGCGCCGATAGGCCGGCGCGTCGTCGTCCAGGTCGCGCAGGTCGGCCATCGCCTCCTGCGCCCTGGCGATGATCTCGGCCAGCGGCCGGTCCTCGGTGGCCAGGTTCTCGACGGTGCGTGCGGTGTCGATCAGGCGGCGCAGCACGGCTCGCTCGCGCAGGTGCCGCGAGTAGGCCTTCCAGTTCGCCGTCGACGGGACGTTCATCGCGATCTCGCCGGCATAGGCCAGAGTCCGCCGCTCGCTCGGCAGCGTCGGCCGCACCTGGGAGACCGTCACCGGGTCGACAGGCACGCCCTCGGCATGCATGTCCGCAATCGTCTGGAACAGCGCGGCGTTGTCGTCGAAGTAGAAGTCCGCCGCAGTGATCCCCTCGACGATCTGGTCCACCAGATTCGTGTCCTGCTGCGCAGCGGCGCGCAAGATGGCGCCGAGGACGCCGTGCTCAGATTCGAGGCTGTACAGTTCCCGGCTCATGCGGACACCCCGCTGCGCGCCGAACCCCAGGTGAAGCGAACGGCCCGGCCGCCCTGGCGCAGGCGATCCAGCGCCCGCTCGCCGATGAAGTCCTGCAGCGTCAGCTCCCCGGGCTGGGTCGCGGTGGCGTCGGCCGACAGGTTGGAGATGAGCACGGTGGGGAGCACCTGCTGGTAGCGCTGGTCGATCACTTCGTGCAGCAGGCCGCGCTCGTATTCGGTGCCGCCCTGGGCCCCCACCTCGTCGATCACCAGCAGGTCGAAGCCCACCAACTCCTCGATCACATCGCGCTCGGTGTACTGGGCGTTCCTGGCCATGGCGCCCTTGGCCACCCGGATGATCTGTGCGGCGCTGACGATCACCGCCTGGGCGCCGTGCTCGCGGATCACGTGCTGGACGATGGCGCTGCCCAGGTGCGTCTTGCCGGTGCCGACGTTGCCCACCAGCAGCAGCGCACGGCCGGCCTCGTAGTGCTCCGGGAACGTCTCGGCGAAGTCGCGGCAGCGGACCAGCACCTGGACCATCGGCACGCTGTCGCCGGTCTGGTAGCTCTGGAACGTGGCGTTGCGGAAGCGCGGGGTAATGCCAGAACCGATCAGCAGGGTGTTCAGCCTGCGCTGCTGCTGGACCTGCTGGGCCTGCAGGTGCTGCTCGCTGCCCGCCGGCGAAGTGCGCAGACCGGCGAAGTGGCAGGCCGGGCAGCCGGCGACGAGCATGCCGCCGTCGAACTGCTCAACGCTGGCCTCAGTGTAGCGACCGTGCACCGGGCACTCGGCGCCGTTGTCCGGTCCCTGGGTGCGCTCGGGAGCGCGGACGAAGTTAGAAATTCGGGCCGTCATGATCGGGCTCCTCCTGGTACATGTCGGGGGTGTGCTTGGGGAGGTTGGTGAAGTTCGAGGGCTTGGCGCCGGGCCTTGCCGGGAGTTGGGGCTGCGGGCCAAGGTAGGACTTCCAGTGCTCGCCCTTGCCGAGGAAGGTGGCCGGCAACTTCACGTACTCGGTGCCGACCTTCCCCTTGGCGGTCTGATCGACGCGGTAGTTGGTCGCCGCGCTGATGAGGTCCTGAGCCGACACCCCGGCCTTGAGCCGAGCACTCCATGCCTTCCACGCATCCGGCTTGGAGGCGGCACGGTCGCGCTTCGGGTACTCCCGCCAGAACGCCTCGAAGTCATCGGAATACTTGCCAGCCGGTTTCGACTGCTCGCCCGCCGCGTCAGCGGCTCCCCCTTCGGGGGGTAAGGGGGGTTCTTTTTCTTCTCCCTGTCCCTGTCCCTGTCCCTTGCGATCTTCAGTGGAGTGCTCATTCGATCCTTCGTGGATGCTTGAAGGATTCAACGTGCATTCCTCTTTCGATGCTTCGGGCATCAACGGCTGATCGATGGGGGAAGAGGGGTTCAGATCACTCAGCAGCCGGGACGCCTCGCTCACCTTGTCCTCCAGCGCTTTGGCGTCGAACGGCAGCTTCCATCGCTTGGCATTCCCTTTTCCGCCGCGCAGCCTGGCGTGCAGCTTCTGCAGCCAGGCTGCCAGCACCTTCTCCGCGACCACGGGATGGTAGAGGCGGCCATCAGAGCACTTAGCCCATCCATGCAGCGCGCCCTCCTTCACCACTCGCCAGGACTTCAGATCGCGCCCGTACTCGGCCAGGCGGGCCAGGGCAACGTCATCATCCGGCAAGCTGGCGGCCGGGACCTGGTGGTAAGACTTAAGCCACAAGGTGAGCCCTGCCCTCCACTCTCCATCCGAGGCCCGGGCGTGAAACTCCGAGCCGAACAGGCGGGCAATGTCGAGCGGCATGAACTGGAAGTCACGCAGATCGCAATCAGCCGGAGTCATCGGATCAGGAAGCGACATTGCTGCTCCCTTCAAGCTCACTGGCGAGGCGCAGGAGTTCCGCTCCTACAAGCATTGCCTGGCCTGCGGACAATTCGACGTAGTGCTTCTCGCCGTCACTGTCTTCCTGAACGACAAGTATCCCGTCTCCCTCCAGGGCTACCTCGGTTTGCAGCGTTGCTCTGAGTTTCATATGTCGAGCTCCTCACAGACGCGCTTCACGAAGTCGTCGTAGGGCTCAGCCATGGCGAACCCCGCCGCCTCGAGCGCTGCGCGATTGAGCTTGGCGTGGCGGTACATCGTCAGTCGCTCGCTTTCGCGCAAGTCGCGGAATTGTTTGTAGGAGGGCCAGGGGCCGGAGATCACCGCCCCCCCCTGGCCGTTGTGGCTGGTGGTGATCCGGCCCGGGGGCGATTGGCGCGCGCTCATTTCGCACGCTCCAAGGCACGCACCGCTGTCTCCAGGCGCCGGCGGGCGTTGTAGACCTTCCGCCGGGCGTTGGTCCGCCGCTCATTGGCGGCTGCCGTGAACCGCACCACTCCTTGGAAGGCATCGTCGTAGGGATTGAAGCGCCCCTCCGGCCGGCCATGGGCCTGGAAGTAGGTGTCGTACATCGAGCGGATCTCTTCGCGGGCCAGCCTGAAGGCGAACTCGGCGTTCACCAGGTCAGTGCCGGCGCGCACCACGCGGTCGATAAGCTGTTGGGTGGGTACGGGCTTGCTCATTGCTCGGGCTCCTGGGCGGGCTCGCCGCGCATCTGGAAGCGCTCCTGGCCACCCTGGAAATCAGGGTGGACGGCGCGGTGCTTGGTCACGAAGGTGCAGCCCTGGGCGAAGCGATCGAACACCCTGGTGATCTCCGCCTTCGACCAGACGGCGAAGGGGCGGGCGTTCAGTTCCTCGTGCTTGCTGCGCACCATGGCGAAGGGGCGGGGACTGTGGGGCATCTCGCGCACCACGGCATCGATCACCCGCGGCGGCAGGCCGTAGAGCCTGCCGATGCGCTGGCGGATCGCGGTGATGCTCTCCATGCCGTTGGGGATCGAGTCGAGCAGTGGGTGGGCGCGATCCATGTCGCTGACGGTCTCGGTCAGGGCGGCCACCTGCTGCTCGATTTGTTGCTGCCGGCGCTCGAGCTGCACCTGGATCTGCGCATGGGCCAGCATCTGCTCGGCCTGGGTCATGGGCCGGTTGAGCTGCTCTGTCACGCGACGGCGCACAGCCTTCGATTCGCGCATGAGCACCCACATGCACTGGTCGCGGGTCATCCGCAGCTCGACCGACTCGGTCTTGTTCGGGTTCTGCACTACGAAAGTTTCGTAGTGGTCGCCCTGCAGCTCGTCCTGGCAGCGAGAGACGAAATCGTTCCGCCGCACCGGGGCTTCACCGAAATCGACACGGGCCTGGTTGACGAGGTCCAGCAGCTCGGTGCTGGTCATGGTGGCGGCCTGGCCGCCGATGGTGGTCAGGTCGCTCACTTCGAGCTCTCCTCGGCCGCGGTGATCCGGCTCTCCAGACTCGCGCGCTCGCAATCGAGCATGTTGTGCCAGTCGTCGATGTTGTAGATGGCCAGGCCCAGGAGCTTCGCGTGGTGCTTCAGCTCGGGGTCGGCCTGCAGGCGATCGCGCACGACATGGAGCGTCGAGCGCAGCCAGTCGAGCTGTTCCATGGCGCAGTGGATCTGGAAGGTTGCCGCCTCAGCGATCAGCTGCATCTCGGGCTTCTTGCTCATGCCGGCACCTCCAGCTTGTCCAGCAGGCTGATTAGGTCCTCGGCGGCGACCTTGGCGGTGCAAACGATGGCGTGCAGGATCGCGTCCTGCTCCCGATTCCCCAGGCGCGGGCCAGGGTCGCTTCCCTCGAAGGCCAGGTCCTCGCGAAAGGCCTTGGCCAGGTTCTGCATGGTTTCGATGTAAGCCTGCAGGTCATCGGCCAGCAGTTGCACTTCGGTGCGCTCAGCCATTGGCCACCTCCGGGGCATCCGCCAAATAGCCAGCAGCCTCCACCTCGATGTGCGCGAGGTCCGCGCCCAGGTGAGCCATGTACTGCATCAGGTAACCGAGGCTGCACTTTTCGGCGTCCGTCAGCTCTTCGTGCGACTCCACCAGTGCCGCACCTACGGCAGCGAGGCCGCGCAGGATGATCTGGCAGTTCTCGCCGGCCTGCCTCTTCAGCACCTTAAGACGCTCCACCTCGGATTCGGTCGGAAGGCGCTTATTCAGGAGGATGGGCATGAACTCTTTGTTCATTTCGGGCAGCAGCCCGTCCCAGTGCTTGCTCATGCGCGCGCCCTCCCCTTCATGTCGAGGAGGCCACCGCTGCAGGCGTCGACCATGGCCTTCGCTCCGACGAGCAGATCCTGGGTGACGTACAGCATGTTCTGGGTCAGCCCTTCGTCGTGCTCGGCCTGCTCCCGCAGCAGCTCCAGCACCTCTGACAGGCGGCAAGACGCAAGCTCCAGAACCTCGTCGATGGGCGCACCGGCACGAACCTCGACCAGATCGCCAGATTGACCAAGGCTTTCGAAGCTCTGCGGTCGGGTGGTCGGCATGGCCATCACACACCTCCCGTCCGGCGCAAACCGCGCTCACTGGCACGAACGAAAGCAGAGGCCACCTCGGCGAGCATTGCGACACTCCGCAGTTCGGCGAGATAGACCACTTCACCCTCGTTCACCGACTCAGCGAAGCGGATGCAGATCTGCTGGATGCCGTCGGCGAGATCGGCGGCGATGTCCAGGGCCTCGATGATGTTGCCGCCTTCCACCGTAGAGAGCAGGTCGAAGCCCGGAGCTCCGAACGTCAGCCGTGTCATGCCAGGCAGTTGCGCCTCAGTAGGCGCTTTGGTATTTTCGGGATGTGACATTTCCTCGTCCTCCGAAGACGATGCAAGTTGTTCCACCCGCGCCAACGGGTGTGAGTTGAAGAAGCCCGCCGCCAAGCGGGCTTTTTTGTGGCTGCGAGTTACGGATATGTCCCCATCATCCGCAGGTCCACAGAAGTGCAAGCCGCTACGGTGGCCTGAATTGATGGGCGCTCATGCGCGTATCACGGTTGGTCAAAGTGCAAGGCCCCCTGAGCCGGCAAATAGGTCGTGGTCCAAAAGCCTGCACCACCGTCGGGCAATCCCAAGCGACCGGCCCTTCCCTGTAATGCCAAGCGCCAATCCCACATTTGGGCGATATCCCAAGAGCCGTTTGGGATTTTTTTATCCACCCCTGATCGTACTGTGATCCGCCCCAAAGGCTGGCGATTAAGTACTGGATGGATAGTCAGCATGAGTGGTGGTCTACCGATCAGTTGCTCGGGTTGAGAAAGTAAGCATCGAGGGCCGGCGCCGCTTGCCGGCGACCGCCAGAAGGAAAGCGCTTCAGCTCCGCGGCTTCGAAACCGCCACCCTTGGAAGGGATCACGATGATGAGTCGCCCAGCCTTGAGGGCCTTGCTTATCGCTGCCTGGCTAGAGCCAAGGGCCTGCGCTGCGCCTTCCTGTCCGTACTGGTCAACAAAGGCGCTGAGAGATTGTCCGGTCATGTGCCACTGCCTCTTCTACCTGCCACCAGCATAACCAGCGGTGTTATGAAAGAGCAACACCAGCGGTTTTTTGATCGCATAACCGTGGGTTGTTAGGATGAGCCATGAAAAAACGAACGCTGAACAGCACCGAGTTGGCCGAGTGCCGCGCACTCAAAGCCATTTTCCTTGAGAGGCGAGATGAGCTTGGTCTCACTCAAGCTTCCATGGCTGAAAGGATGGGCGTGAGCCAGACCGCAGTGTCGATGTACATGAATGGGCACAACGCGCTCAACGTCGCAGCAGCGTCAAAGTTTGCTCAGATTCTTGATGTTCCGGTTGGTCGCTTCAGTCCGCGGATTTCGACCATCATCCAGGCTATGGCCAATGGGGCAGGAATGGCTGAGGCCTTCCGCAAGAAGGCAGACGAGATCGAGAAGGAACTGGCAGAGCATGGGAACGTTGCCCCCATGCTGCAGCCGAACAAGGCGGCTAAGGAGTACCCCCTGATTAGTTGGGTGATCGCAGGTGAGCGCGCAGAATCGCCAGACAATTATGTTCCTGGCACGGCGGAAGAATGGTTGCCGTCGACCGAGAATGCTGGTCCGCACGGGTACTGGTTACGGGTAAAGGGGAAGTCGATGACCTCCGAAACCCCGCCCAGCTTCCCTGAGGGAACGCCGATCCTGGTGAAGCCGGAGGGCTTCGAACTAGTCAGCGGCAAGTTCTACATCGCCAAGCATCGTGATGGTGAGACCACTTTCAAGCAGTATATTTACGACGCAGGAACCGAGTACCTAGCACCACTGAACCAGTCCTTTAAGACATTCGAACTTGATGACGACTGGAGGATTATCGGTCGGGTCATAGATGCCAAAATCCTCGGTTTGTAATTGGAAAAGGCCCTTCGGGGCCTTTTTTGCACCCCCAGATAAAACCGCCGGTATTGACACCGCAAAATAACCGCTAGTAAAGTCGCCTCACACAACAGGAACGAGGTCGACATGGACACCATCACCGCAGGCAACTGGAAAGGACACCTTGGCATGGGCCTGGCTCCCCGTGAGCTGGAAGCCACCCTGCTGGCCGCCGACGAGCTGAGCGCGAAGGAGATCGCGCGCGTGATGGGTATCGCTCCGGGCACCGTTCAGAAACGTCTTGATGACGCTCGCTTCAAGCTGGGCGCCAGGACCGTTCGCGGCCTGGTCCTGGAGGCCTTCCGGCGCCAGATCATCGCCCCGGCCTGTGTCGTCATGCTCGCCGGCTTGGCCGCGCTGCACCCCATCATCGACGACGATCCCATGCGCCGCGACCGCCGCCCACCGGAGCGCAAGACCGAACTGCGCCAGGCGGGCCGCCGCAGCGAAGAGGCTGGACTGATAGCCGCGTGATCAGCGGCGTGCGCCCTCCTCCAGGGCGCAGTCCGGTGACCACCTACCACAGATTTTCGGAAAGCCAAGTAGCCCGGCAGGGGATCGGCTTGCCCGAAGAAAGGAGACCACATGCACAACACCCTGATGCGGCCAGGCCGCCTGTTCCTGATCTGCCTCGCGGCTCTGCTCTACGCGGCTTTCAGCGTGGCCCTGCTCGGCGGCATGGCTCCGGCCATGGTCAGCAGCACCGACTCGCTGCTGGTCGCCATGGGCTTCCTGATCCCTGCCGCGTGGCTGATCGGAACCGGCTGCCTGGCTCTGCACTTCACCCTGAAATTCCGCGCATGCGCGGAAAAACGCACCACCACCAACCTGGAGAACGACCAATGAAGCGGATCACCACCGCCTTCCTGCTGTGCCTGCTCGCCGCCCTCTCGGCCTGCTCGAAAGTCCCCGCCGGTAACGTCGGCGTGATCGTCAACCTGTACGGCTCCGACAAGGGCGTCGACATGAAGGAGGTAGGCACCGGCCGCTACTGGGTCGGCCTGAACGAGGAGCTGTACAAGTTCCCGACCTTCACCCAGACCGAGACCTGGAGCGGCGAGAACGCCATCACCTTCCAGACGGTCGAGGGCATGAAGGTCGGCGGCGACGTCGGCATCACCTACTCGGTCGCGCCGGACAAGGTCACCACCCTGTTCCAGAAGTACCGCAGCGGCATCGACGAGATCACCAACAAGTTCCTGCGCAACATGGTGCGCGACGCCTTCAACGACATCGCGTCGAAGCTGCCGGTGGAGAGCGTCTACGGCGCCGGCAAGAGCGACCTGCTGCTGGCCGTCGAGAAGCGTGTGCGCGAGCAGGTGGCGCCGATCGGCCTGAACGTCGAACGCATCTACTACGCCTCCGACCTGGTGCTGCCGCCGCAGGTCACCCAGAGCCTGAACGCCAAGATCCAGGCCACCCAGATGGCCGAGCAGCGCCGCAACGAGGTCGCCCAGGCGAAGGCCGAAGCGGACAAGGAGCGGGCCCGCGCCCAGGGCGAGGCCGACGCCAAGCTGACGCTGGCCACCGCCGACGCGAAGGCCATCGAGATCCGCGCCACGGCCCTGCGGGCAAACCCGGACGTGGTCACCCTGAACGCCGTGGAGAAGTGGGACGGCAAGCTCCCGCAGTACATGGCCCAGGGCTCTCCCCTCCCCTTCATCGGCGTCAAGTAACCCAACAACACCAGGGCCGGCTGCGGCCGGCCCGCAGCCAAGGAGTAGGAACATGCTCATTCTCACCCGCCGCGTAGGCGAAACCATCCGCATCGGCGACGACATCGAGGTCGTGGTGCTCGGCGTCAAAGGCAACCAGGTACGCATCGGCGTGAAGGCGCCCACCGACGTCGACGTACACCGCGAGGAGATCTATCAGCGCATCCATGGCGCAGAACTGAGCCATCAGCCCAAGGCTGTCGGGAGCTGCTGACCATGGAAAAAATCACTCTGGTACTGAAGCCCGGTCTAGGCCTCAACTTTGAAGCGATGCGCCCTGCCCTGCAGGCAGGTGCAGCGGTGGCCATCGGCCGCGGCGGCGGCGTGATCGTCGAGGTGGCAGAGGGCAACCTCATCGAGGGCAAGCGCCAGGCGGCCGAAGCCGCTGCCGGCTACATCGACTCGGTCGAGCGCTACGTGGAGAGTGCCAGTGCCCTGGAGGGCGTTGTCACCGTTCTGGAGAGCACCCTGCAGAGCATCGAGCAGTATGCTGAGAACGGCCAGAGCGAACCCTGGGAAGCCCTTCGCCATATCCGCGAACTCGCAGCGGCATTCCTGGATAACTCCGGAGCGCGTGCGCAGCGAGCCTCCCCTGCCTCCGGCGCCACTGCAGAACCGGCTTACCCTGGCGCCGCAGCCGCTCGGCGCCTGGTTGATCCCATCAAGCCCGGCATCTTCGACGTCATCACCGGCACCGCCTGCGTAACTGGCGATGGTTCGGGCGCGCAGCTCCCTCCGCTGGAGGAGCACCTGGCCCAGGTCGAGCAGGTGGCTGCCGGGCTGCGCGAGCACAGCCGTGACCAGGTCGGCGAAGGCGGTGAAGCATGAGCACCCGTCAACACTGGTTCTGGCACTGGCTGCTCAGTATTGCAGCAATCGCCTTCTTCGGACTCTTCCTCGCCGCCGTCGAGCAGCGCGACGAAGCCCGCCGGCTGGCCAAGCCAACCATCGAGATGCGCGGCACCACCCTGGTGGTCTCGTGCCCGAAACCAATCACGCCGGCGGCCGCCTCTGGCGCCCAACGGCCCCAGCCGAGGTTCATCCTATGACCGTGACCGCACACGTACCGGCCAGTGCGCATCCTGGCACACCGCAGCCGGCGAACCCCACCCCGTTCTACATCCTCGGCGCGCGCCTGGTCGACCTGGGCACGGCCCTGCAGAACGAGCGCAGCACCATCGACGACCTGGTGCGCCTGGCTAGCGCCTGCGGCATGGACCTGCGCATCAAGGTGGTGGAGGACGGCAGCCGTGCTGATGAAGCCTGACCATTTCCTGCAGCTCACCCGCATCTGGCGCCGCGCAGGCCTGTCTCTTCGTGCCCAACTGCTGATCGCGCGCCGGGTAGCCCGCCAGTTCGACCAGCTCGACGAGGTCGAAAAGGTTGTCTATTCCCGCGCCCGCCGGTCGCTCAAGAGCGGCCTGCCGTTCACCAAGGCGAAGCTGGACAAGCTGAAGCGGGACTACCAGACCATTCGCAAGATGCGTAAGGCCGGCCGACTGGCCATCGGTGAGTGGCTGATGACGGACGGCGCCGCCATCGAGGCAAAGCTGGGTATCGACGGCATCTGCGACGTGCTCGCCATCAACCCGGCACACCGCGCCGAGGTGGCGGATGCGAAGCCCGGCCAGGCCCTGGACTTTCTGGCCTTCGTGGCCGGCCTCGAGGACAGCGCAACCCATTTCAGCGCCAGGCGTCCATCGCCCTGGAAGGAAGGCCCGCTGTTCCACTGCATCCTTGAGCTGATGATGAAGTTCACCAAGGAGAACCCCGGCGCCCTGGGCGATCCGTTTGCACCAGGCGGGCCGCTCTACGGCGTCCCGGCAACGCTGGTTCGCAATGACGGCACGGTCGAAACGCAGCGCGCGGCGCTGACTCTGCACAGCCGTGACGGCAGCTCCAGGGTGATCGAGCGGAAACCGGAGGTGAGCCGTGGCTAGTCCAGCACTTATGGCCGCCACCCCGGAAGACTTGGTGGCGCTGCGCGATCTGTTCGCCATCCAGGCCCTGCAGGCAATGATCGTTGCAAAGGGCTGGGGGCACACCGCCCAGGACGGCACCCGGCACAACTACAACAGCATGCCCGAATACGCAGCGGCGGCCTACGCCTTCGCGGACGTCATGCTGAAGGTCAGGGAGGCACGCCGTGGCTAAGCCCCTCGGATCGCTCGCACGGAAAGCCCTGGATCGGGCCAAGCGAATAGCGCCAGCACCAGCGCGCGGAGCCTCCAAGGCGAAGGCAGTGCCGGTTTCTCCGGCTCAAACGGAACAACCTGCAGCGCAGGCTCCAGACGAAGCGCGTCCAGCCGAACCAAGGGTGGACCGGGTGCTGTTCCTGGAGGGACGCCGGGCAGCACAGGAGATCCTCCGCAGCTTCGCGGGGATGCTCACGCATCACGGCAAGGCGCAAGAGGTGTTCCGGCAGTTGAGAAAGGGGGCATCGAGCAGGCCGGCCAGCTTCGCCGCCGGCATGGAATCGCTCATCGCCGAGGTGGAGGCGCTGATCGCGCGCCACGAAATGAACAACCCGCAAAACGTGGCGCGAGAGAACTGGAGGTAGGATATGGAACAAGTAACCCAGCAGCCTGGCCAGATTGACAGGCTGCTCAAGATCAGCGAAGTGAGCAATCTTGTCGGCCTAGGGAAGAGCGCAATCTACGAGATGATCACTGCCGGGACCTTCCCCGCGCCGATCAAAATTGGCTGCGCATCCAGGTGGTCATTGCTGGAGATCCTGCAGTGGATCGAGGACCGTAAGCGGGAGCGCGCCGCCTGATGTCAGGCGGCAGGCTCCTCAGCCTTCCGGCAACCCTCCACCCAATCCGCCCAGGCCTGCATCATCACGCGGCGCTCATCCAGATAAGCCGCGTGGTTGTAGGCCTTTTTCGTTTTGTCCTTCTCCTTGTGCGCCATCTGCACATCGATCACCTGTGGACGGAAGCGGCCAATCTCTTCCAGGTGCGTGTTCGCGGTCGCACGGAAGTCGTGGCAGTGCCAGCCCGTCAGCCCCATGTATTCCATCGCCCGGTTCAGCGTCGTCGGGCTCAACGGGCGCGTCGGGTCTTTCAGCCCCGGGAACAGCAGGTCGCCGCCGGTGATCTTGCGCAGTTCGCGCAGCAGGTCGACCGCCTGCGTGGACAGCGGCACCAGGTGCACGCGCCGCTTCTTCATCCGCTCCGCCGGCACAGTCCATAGCGCACTGTCCAGATCGAACTCGGACCAACGCGCCGCACGCAACTCCACGGTTCGGGTGAAGAGCATCGGCAGCAGGCGAAGCGCGATCACCGTGCAGCGGAACCCCTTGTACTGGTCAACGGCGGCCAGGTAGACGCCCAACTGCTCACGCGACATAGGCTGACTGTGATTGATCTCGCCGCGCTCGACGGCCCCCTTCACCGCTGCCGCCGGATCGGCATCAGCGCGCAGCGTCACGACCCCATAGCAGAACACCGCCGAGATCCACTGTCGCACCTGCAGCGCATACGCTGGCGCGCCGCGGGCATCCATCCGCCGCATGATGTCTAGGATGTGCGCGGCGGTAATCTCCCTCAGGGGCAGCCGGCCTATGTGGGGATAGACATTGCCCTGGAATGCGCGCCGGATCTGGTCACAGTATTTCTCTGTCCGCTTGGCCAGGCGTTTCTCGATCCACTCCTCCGCGACCGCCTCGAACGTGTTCTTGTTCGCCGCCAGTTGCTTCGCCTTCTCGGTCTGCCGCACGTGCGAAGGGTGCCGGCCAGCCCTCACAAGGGCTTTGGCTTCATCACGCTCAGCGCGTGCATCAGAGAGCGAAACGTCGGGGTAGGCGCCGATGGCGAAGGTGTTCTCCTTCCCGGCGAGTCGGTAGCGGTACCGCCACAGCTTCGATCCGTTTGGCCGCACCTCAAGGAAAAGGCCGCCGCTATCGGTGAGCTTGATGGGGCTGGGGCCAGGCTTCGCCTGGCGGATCTTGACGTCAGTGAGGGGCATGAGGGTATGCGGGTATCGGTCCATTGATACCCGCAACGGTACCCGCTTTTTTACAGGATGTCAGCGTGCCGACGTGGACAGGAGCGGAGATAAAAACCCTTGGGAACGGGGCTTTGAGAGGACTCTGCGGAGTACCATGGAGATCGACGGATGCAAATCATGCTTATCGATCATCAGCAGCATGTCTGCTCGGACCTCAATGATTGCACTGCTTTCGGTTCGCGTCGCCGGCGCACCCGGGGCGGCCTGGGCAGGACCTGGCCATTATGCCAGCGGATGGGGGGACGAACGCGGGGAAGGGACCGGCGCGAGGGCCGGGAAAGAAGGAATCAGGCGCGCCAGCGCCAGCGGGCGAATGCCTTGAGGAGGGAGATAAGGATGCTGTTGCGGTGAATCACGGTAGCGATCTCGCCAGATGATTGCCGAACAGTAGCCGATGGCCGCCCGGCAACGCAAGCCGCACGGGCCCGCGCGGCGCTGGGAGCCGGCGGGCGGCTAGCGGCAGGCCTCCAGCGCGGCGCGCAGGCGGGCCTCGTAGCCCAGGTGCTGCTGGCGCTCGGCGAGCAGTGCGCGGACCTTGGTCTGCAGCGAGTCGGAGGGATGCAGGAGGGAAGTGGCGAACACCGGCATGGGGACGGCCGGCGCCCGGCAGGGAATGGCGACCGGCACCCGCACTTCGAGCGCCGCCGGTTGGGTTTGCGCCGCTGCGGTGCAGGCCGCGAGCAGCGGCAGACCGACGAGGAAGAGGATTTTCATGGCGCCAGTTCCTGGTCGATGAGCTGGCGCGCTGCGGCGCAGTCCTCACCGCCGCTGTGCCCCGCCAGCAGGCGCTGGGCGGCTGCCTCGTGGGCATCCGCCTGCACCTGGGCCGCCCGCAGCGCCTGCGCGGCGTCTATCTCACGCCTCTGCGTGGCGAGCGCCAGTTCATCCAGGCGGCGGTTCTGCCCGGCCACCTGGGCCTGCAACGCGCTACTGCCCTGGGCACAGAGCGCGCCCTCGACGCGGGCGGCTTCCAGTTGCGGACGCAGGTATCGGGCCGCGAACCAGGCGCCCACGACAACGCCGAGGCCGATCAGGAGCAGGACGACGGCGAGCTTCCGGTACAGGCTCATCCCAGCACCTCCTGCGCCCGTCGCCACAGTTTCCGGCGCTCAGCCAGGCCATTGAGGCCGCCGTTGATGCGCCGGGTGATGTCCTCGAAGCGGCCGGCGTCGGCCAGTTCGTTCAGACCCCCGGCCGCCCACCACCAGGCCGCCGACTCGCAGGCCCAGCGCGGTTCGGCGAGCGACCCAGGGTGGGCCTCGAAGGCCTGGCCGAGCGCCACGCCGACGCGCCGATAGTTGGCCCGGCCGGTGATCTGCAGCAGGCCACGGCCGCGGTAGCGCCAGCCATCGCCGGAGGCCTCGTCGCCGTTGCCGTTGCGCCCGGCGTAGGCAAAGTTGGCGATGGCCTGGGGCTGGTAGGCCAGTCGGCAAGCCAGCGCGGTGGGCTTGCCGGCGGCGTTACGGAAGCGCCGCGGCCAGGTGTCCGCCAGGCCCTGGGCGCTGTAGGCGAGGTTTTC